GATGCCTTATATTCGCCTTCCTTGGTAACGTAAACAGGAGATCCTTCTTCCCACTTGATCGTTTCAAGATGAAGCATCTTTCCGTCTTTGTCTGTTATTCCTGTCTTGGGAGTGGTCTTCTCGTTTAAATCCTTAAGAAGACCGATCTTTTCAAACTTCTGCTCCATAGGAGCCTTTTTATCTCTTATTGTTTCGATTGCTTCAGATGCAAGAGCATCCTGTGCGAATCCTACGTTAAGGTTTGTGGGATTCTGCTCAATCATCTGGGCAATATCTTCCCTTCCTTCTCTTCTCGCAAGGTCCGCAAGATCCTGTGTTCTCTCATAGCTTTTTGTAGTTTTACCTTTTCCGATATCACTACCGATTCTGATCCCTGTTGAAAGACCACCTGAAGCCAATGCTCCTAATGCACCCCCGGCAAAGGATACGGCAACGTTTTTGGCAAACTGTTTGAGCGTTTCTGTTCCGGCTTCATACTCACTTGCCCCATCTGCTATCTGCTTATCATAGAAATTGCGCAACTCTGATTGCGCAGCTATGTTGTTCAGATCAAGAACGATATAATCAACGAGCGCATTTCCTAATTCGGAAGCTACTTCCTCACCGCCTTCGGATAACATATTTCTGACAAGCATCTTGGCAAATTCCTTGCCACCGCTTTTAACCTTGCCTGTTAAGATCTTGGTGATGTGATCCAAAGGAATCTTTTCTGTAAGTCCTTCAATGAGTCCAGATGCGATGCCGGATATTGCAGCTTCAGGAGCAGAGCCGCCATTCGCCAATACTTCCATTGTCTTCTGTTGTGCTGCGGAACCACCGAGTGCAATAAGTGCTGCCGTTTCCCCTACTCCACCCAATGTAAGAGCAGTGAACAAGGAATCAGCGACCGACATTCCTGTCTGATAGAGAAAAGGAGCAAAACTGTTTCCGCTGTCCTGTGCGATTTTGTTTGTGCTTGCTTCTCTGACTGCGCTTGAATAATTGGATAAGCCATTAAGCTTTGCGATCTCATTCCATCCTTCATAAAAGTCACCGCCTGTTGCTGCCGATACTGCACCCCATATGGGACCGGCTATTGCCTGTGCCGTACCACCGAGTACATTTGAAGGAACAGACAAAGCTGATTCGCCTATAACATTTCCGTAATTATCAATTCTGTTTTCGGCTGATCTCTTGGTATATTCGTTGCTCCTGTCCAGAAGTTCAGACTGAAGGTCTGCATAAAGATTTGCAGCACTGTTCATGTCTCCTGTGTTGTAGTAGTAATTGAACAATGCTCTTTCTTCATCTGTCAGGAAGTCATCGTTTGTGTTCTGTCTCTTTCCTGTGATGGTCTTTATGTCCTTATTAACTCCCCTACTCATAGTATCCGTAGGAGACTCAAACATCTGCTGAAAGACATTCTTGTTCTGGGGAACATACTGCGACTTTTCAGCATAATCAGCATTGCTCATTACGGATCTGTACTTGTCCATCTTTGAAGATGTCTGAATCCCGGATACATACTTGGCAAGGAGATCCTCGTCTGAAAGCTTTGTATTATTGCTTCCGAATCTCTCTTCAAGAGAGAGTCCGACAGACTCTCTCTCTTCTTTGTTCTCATTATTCTTCTTGAAGCGTTCTTCTAATGTCATATTTTCTCTCCTTTAAAAGACATATGATCTGCCTTCTGAAAGATCTTTGATTTTCTGTTTCTGCTCTTCGGTAAATTTAGTTCCGTATTCCTTCATGAGTTCACTATAAGTAAACTCTCTTTTTCCGTCCGTATACTTATCGCTGCCCAATGTTTTATCTTTTATCTTGGTAATCTTTGATGTATGGGACAGGATAAAATTCTTTACCTGATCACGGAATTCTTTGGAGAAATTGTAGCCTGTCATACCATCAAGCATGGTATCGATAGCACTCATATCACCGCCATTCTCTTTGTATGCATTTAAAGCATTTGACATGACTGTGTTTTCCTGTGTGGAAGTCATATTGTCAAAGGCTCCTGTCGCAGATCCTGTTGCCGATCCTGTCGAGCCGCTTGCCAACTTCATCTGATCAAGCCACTTGTTGTATTCCTCGTCTTCCTGATTCTGAAGAAGCTTGATCCTTGAGTACATATCCTCGCCCTGTCTGTCATATGCATTAGCAGCTATGTTGTAGTAATCCGGGAGTGCCTGATTTGCCTGTTGGATATAATTGTTATATGCCCCCTGTGCCGCCTGTGTAGCATATGTGGAGCCATAACCGCCTGTTAATGCTGCCGCCTGTCCCATAGTATCCTTCATGGCAAGCTGCCCGGCATTCTGCATAGCCGCAAGATAGTTCTGGTACAATGCATCCGCAGAAGGATCATATGAAAACCTTTCTCTGTTTACATATTCGTCTACCAAGGTATTCAGTTTGTCCGAATAGGAAGACCTTCCTGACTTAAGCTGATCAATCATGGATGCGATATATTTTAAAGCATCATCGGCACTTGAGGATGATCCTGTGTCAACTCCTGTCGGAGTAGAGGAACCACCTTCTTCTTTTTCGTCTTCGCTTCCTGTTCCGCTGCCGTTTGTGTCTTTGTTATCTGTCTGTGTGCCTGTGGTATTAGTTCCCTTATTGCCTGTCTGTGTGCCTGTGGCTGAACCTTCAGTAGCCAACTTATATGCAGCATCGGATACTCCCCAAAAAGGAGTGGCGGCAACAACTCCAATCCCATGATTAAAGCCTTTGCCATTATTCACGTTAAAGATGTCCGATAATGATGGTGTCTGTGTTATTTCTCCACCTCTTCCTTCACCGACAGGATCAGAACCACCCTGTGCTGCCGTAAGGTAAGGCTGATATGGATTGGGAGTATTTTTGGCATTCTCAATTTTAGCCTTATCGACCTCATCCTGAATAGCTATTCTCATCTTCCGAAGTGCTTCTTCATCAAGTAAGCTTGAGTCATTGATGATCTTCTGATTTATCTTTACCGCCATCTTCTCTCTCCTTTTCTTTAAGTGCCTTTTCTACTTCCGTTGCTTCTTTTAATACCACTCTGTCGGACTCTTCCTTGATGTCTTCATAAATATCCTTCACCAGAAGACGTTTTACTTCGACCTCAAAGGGAAGTCCGTTGATGAAACTCACTATCTGTTGCTTTGCCTGTCTTAAACCAAGATTCTGCATACATTCTCCTAATCTGTTAAAACTTGTACATCGGGATCACCTAAAATATCATCGAGTTTCTGCCACCTTACCGGTGTTTCTAATATTTCTACTCCTGATGAATCAACGTGTAATCGGCTTTTGAATTGTAAACCATTGTAGTATCCTAAATCTATGTTTCCGGCTGCATGAATATACGAATGACTAACTTCTATCTCTGATAAGCGAAAATTTCCGTAAATTTTTACATTCCCACCGGCTATTATCGTTCTTGCTGTGGCTGTATCGTCTCCGACAACCAAATAGTCACCATTGCCATCGTGTCCTCTTACTAATGCATCGTATCCATTTATCTGAAAGCCTGTGGATGAGATTTCAAGACCATTGTTGCCGCCTATTTTACTATTCGTCTTAATCGTTCCATCTATCTCTGCCCCTGTCGCATGAAGTGTTCCATCGCCATTTACAAAGAAGTTTGCATCCGAGAAATCACTTGAGGATGTGAATCCTATAGCAAGTGATTTTGCATCAGGACCTACTCCGCTTACCAATGCAAGACCGGGTTTTGATGCGCTCGGCTGATTCGTTCGAATCATTCCTGATTCAATCTTGTAGCCACCGATGCTCCCGGACAAAGCATTAACATGACCATTTATGGATACATCACCTTCATCGTTTATTGAGAAGTTCCCGGAATCGACTGTGAACGTTCCTGTGGATTTGATCTTTATTCCTTCGGGAGTAATGGCGAAGCTTGAATATTTGTCCTCACCCATCTGCACTGCACCCTTCACTTCCATCTTGATAAGTGAAGTGGTCTGGATAATCTGTGACATTGTGTCCGATCCTTCAAACTTCCGAGAGAAGACATCATACATCTTCTCTTCAAACTTCTCTGTCACGTTATCCGAATCAATGTTTGACAGGATGAGTTCCAACTCATCTTTGAATCTGAAAAGATAGGATCTTATCTGTTGTATCTGCTCCGCTATGGGTTTATCCGAATCAAATCTCGGACTTGTTAGGATAGGATTCGACATGCATCACTCCCTGTCTCATATGTTTTTGTGATCTGATGAATGGTTACGTTCCCTTCGCCTTCAATCTTTAAACTGAATCTGTCGCATCTTCTCGGAATGATCGAAAGAGGATATATCTTTGTGCCACCGCTTCTCATTTCGAAAAGCTGTTTGTAGGGATCATCGTCATAGGCTATGAATACTCTTGCTCTTGCCTTTGTATCCATATATGCCTTCACAACAACTCTCTGGATGTACTTGGCATCAAGAGTGAAGTAGCTTATCTTGTCGGTTTCAAATGACCACTTGACCGAGGAATAATCCTCGTTTGTTGTTGTGAGGATGGATTGTGAATCAAACAGATGAAGAAGTTTTCCAAGGACCGCCACCAGAATGTTTCCCCACGTTGTGAAAAGGTAATATTCTGTGGAATCATCCTCACACCACAATCCTTTTGAAGTATCATAGGCAAGTATCCTTGTCTTTGCTCCCTTTGTCATCTGGATGTAATACTTGTCCTTGTTTGCGCTACCGAGACAGGAGCCATACAAGGACAGATCTCCGAGCCGTTTTGACACGTTCTGTGGCAAGGAGCCATCATATGCACATATGGATTCCTTTGACTTATAGAACAAGATCTCGTTTACTACGGCAAGGCTTCTTTCACATCCCTTCTGGACACCACGGCATATCGTTTCTTTAGTCTGATGCGCTCCGTTTGAGGATATTGCGACCTTGATGAGTGAGTTCTCTTTAAAGAACGTAGGATAGCCGAGATATGTTACGGCTCCTGTGAATACTCCTTCAGATCCTATGGTTACCGCCCATGAGTCTGTTGAAATTCCTTCAAAGCAATTCCAATTAAGAGGATCACCAAGCTTGGTAGCGTAGATCTCCGTTCCGTCCGAATTGCATCCCCAGAGCCTGTTCATTGCTTCGGTAACAAATGCGAGATTCGGAACCTTCCTCTGTACCTTAAAGGTTACGGATGTGAGTGTCTTGGTTGCAGTTAATAGTCCAGAGAATGTGATACTGTTTGCCGTTACGGACTTAATGGGATAGGTTGCGAAGTGTACCCCATCTGCCTCGTTCGGTAAGATCTTATCAACCTCGGACCATGTATTGCTTCCGAGATTCAGAGAGATCTCTACTCCGTCATTCTCGTTAAGGTTTGCTCCTACTCCTGTTGCCGTAGCCATTACATATGCCGTTGTAATGGTCACCCATGACTCGCTTGTTGAAGACCATTGCTGAAGGACATTCTGTCCGTTCACTTCGGTCAGAAGATAATCTCCGTTCTGGGGATCATGGTCTTCATAATAAGCTGCGTTATGATATGTGATAGCCGTTCCTTTATTGTCTGTGAGAGAGAAGGTAACGCTCGTTGACGTGAAGCTTGTTGCCATGCTCTTTACTGACGTTCCGTCAAAGACCTTGTTATCCGGGAAGATACATAAATACTTTCCCATTTTCACAAGACTCTTTTTGCTGTTCTGCAACGAAACGCTAACAGCTTCCAATGTTCCGTCAGTATTTACTGTTGTGATCTTATCCGTTGAAACGATGTACAGTCTCTCACCGCCTAATATGCCCTTTATGTTCGTGAGTGACAGATCCGCTATTGCTCTTCTCTGTCTCACGGAAAGATGGGGATAATCCTTAAGAGACATATTGTGCATGGACTTCATTTCGGTATCGGAGCATTCATTGGTTTCATTCAAACCATTGAATTGTATTAAGTTATCTACCTTAAGGCTTTTCGCCTTCTTGGATCTCATATCGGAGAGTCTTGGCAAGTACATATCAATTTTCCTTTCGGATACCTTGTGATGGGCATATGCGATCTGTTATACCATCTCGCATAATCCTGATACTGTGAATTGTATATAGCAGAGGAATTTGCATATTTTCCAAACTCCTCGTTGGTTTCGTCTATCTTTGCCTTTATATAGGACGGATAAAGGACATCATAGGGACTCTCTGCGAGTAGTTCCTTTGAGTCATCCGTGTAAGGGAAGATAAGTCTTTCGTCTTCCTCTCCTTCTTCCGGCGGCTCGATGTCCGCATAAGGATTGTCTTCATGTGTCAGAAACAGATCGTTGTATATTCTGTTGTCCAATTCAGACAGCCACTGCATTTTTATTTCATCTGAATACTGATTGGCTTTTGTGCTGTCTGCTCTGTTTATAGCTTCACGGATGGTCATGTTATCTCCTTAAAGAAAAAGAAAGGCTTTTTACAGCCTTTCTTTTGTTATGCCGATTGGCTGTTATGCGTGATTCTTACTTTTTTCAAAGTATTCCTCTTCTTTTGCCTGTGCAAACGCAATAGCTGCATCTTCAGCTAACTCGGAATTTTTTAATACCTCTGCAACCTCGATAGGCACTCTCACTGTAGTGCCACGCTTGAGGATGTAGTTTTTAAAGTTAACACCTACAAATATGCTGTCCGACTTGCCAAGAGGATCTCTCGGAATCCTGATTTCAACGTACTGCTTTGTAGGTCTTGTGGGTTTAGCTTCAGGAGCCTTGGTCGGTTCAGCTTCTGTAGCTTCTGTCTCGACTTTAGTCTCGACAACCTCTTCCGCAACTTCTGCGTTCTTATTTGTCTTTTTTTCTGCCATATTCATTCTCCTTATAACCCCCGGATGGAAGGCGAATCCATCCGGGGATATTGAAATTTAGTTCACTTCATCATCGAAGGAGTAAGATGATCCTGTCTCGACTCTTACAAGTCTCTCCTGATACAGGATGCCTGCACCATGGTTAAACTTGTAACCGATAGTGCTAAACTGCTCAAGAGGACCACCGATCTCGGACTTATCCTTGATGATCAGTTCCATGCCTTCGCCTTCGGGATCAAGTACACCGAAGGAATCCTTGCCCATTGCCATCGATGCGTAAACCGCTGCATCGTTAACACCGCCTTCAGCACCATATACAAGGCTATCGTCAGCCACTGCCTTAAGAGTGGTCGATGCAAATGAAATGGTGGTTGCATTGTTTCCTGTTACTGTGACAGTGTTGTCACCGAATCTGATCACTCTTCCCTTGATGGAGTCTGTAGTAAGCGTACCGCCATCTACTGTGATGGATGTAGCTGCTCCGGCAGAAACCGCACCATTAAGAAGAAGCGTTCTGGAATCGGATGCAAGAGGCTCTGATCTGTAAACCTTAACGTTGGGATCTACGATGAAACGGAAGCCACGAAGTGTTCCGATCTCGCCCTTGAAGATAGGCTGCACATCATCGTACTTATGGAATTCCTTCCACTCCGAGGACTCGGTAAGATCATATTCCTGTGAAGGATGGATAACCCATACCCAATATCCGTCAAACTTCGGAACCTTGTTCTTCTTCATCCAAGTGCCAACCTTGTTAACAAGAGCCGGAGTGATAACGTGCTGATATGTGAGTGCGCTTCTGGATGCCGCATGGACATTGTTGTAAGCTGCATACACAACGTTCGTTCCTGTTAAGATCTTGTTTCTGGTGAGCGTATCGTAAGTCTCGCCTTCTGCTGCACCCATTTCCTCTGTAGCACCGAAGATAACATCATCGAATGCTTCCATCTGGAGTCTGTCGGAAACGGCTACATAGTCACCATGCTGATTGGTGCTGATCTCAAGGTTGGTCATACCGAAGTTCTGTCCTGTAGGGATGACACCTTCTGTAAGAGGAGTCAGAGCCTTGGGGAATGTGTTGAATTTACGGAATTCAACCTTGTTGCCCTTCATGGGAACCTTCTTGCCGAGAGGAGTAAAGATCGTAGCTGCTCTCGCATTCTCAAGGAGTGTCTTCTCATAGAAGGTCTTCATGGTCACAGCCATGCTCTGGGGAGTGGTCTGTGTGGTTACGTTGATGGGATTAACATCCGTACTGTGACGGAGTAACATAAGCTTAAAGCTTTTCATGACAGTCCTTTCCGCAAAGGACTATGCCTTTGCTACTTCTGCATTTTTCTTTGCGTATCTGCCCATGCACGAAGTTCTGAAAGGCTCATCTTACTGAAGTTCACGGAAACATTTGAAGGAGCAGATCCATTCAAGCCGTTTTCCATCGGTCTTTTGCTTCCCGATGCAATCGAATTGGCTGTTGCTATCTGTGCCTGTTGTGCCGCATTAGCTACAGTGCCACGCATGATCTCTTCATAGTGTGTTGTAACATATGCAGCCGTTGTATCTCCGTTGGTCGCAGAGAGTATCTGGCAGAATTTCGGATTGTTCAACTCTTTTGCAAGGTCGAATCCCGGATACTTTGCCTGTGTCTTTGCAGCGTTCTGACGTACAGTCTCAAACTGCGCTCTCTGGACCTCTTCCTGTTGCTGTCTCATCTTTGCCGCCTCTGCCTCTTTGACTTTGCGTTCAAGTGTGACGAGCTTCCTCGCTTCAGCCGGAGTCATATCGTTGTCTTCAGCATACTTTTCGTAGTATGAATCATCAGACTCGACAGCCTTCGAAAGTTTGTCCATGTAATCTGTGTCTTCAGGATCAAGACCATACTTGGTGGCTATTGTTGCAAGGAGCGCATTTGCGCTTTTCAGGCTTTCTTCCTGTCCCTTGTACTTTTTAAGCCTGTCGGAGATGGTCTTCTCCATGTATTCATGATGGGCATCACGATACTCATCTGATTTGATTAAGTCTTCGTATGACAGTTTGGAATTTTTGGCTTCTTCCTTAACTGTATTAGCTTCTGCCTTCTGCTCCTTCACAGATGCGCTTGTCTGTTTCAAAGCTTCTGCATAAGCCTTTTTTCCTCTTTCGGGGATAGAGGACGGTATATCTGCTCCCGAAGTTTCTCCGCTTGTGGCTCCTTCCCCGGCTGCGCTTCCAGATCCGTCACCACCTTCGCCAAAACGGAGAAGGTTAAGTTTGAAAAATCTCATAATTTTCCTTTCTGCTGATTAGGTCAGCGAATCCTTATAGCTTTACTCTATCACAAATGTAATTGTGATTTCTAACCTACCTCCCCAATGAATTTTCATTTTTTAATAAATATTTTTATTTCATTGGGGAATTGTTCGCCCATTGCCTTAAAACATGAGACTATTCCATCGAAGATGGGGATCGTTGTTTTAGTCGGTTTGAAGGAAATCTCTTCATACCCTTCAGACTCTTTTACAACAAGATCCTCTGCCGATTCGTTTAAAAGGCTCATGGACAATGCCCACATCAGAACCGATACGGAATTACATATCAGTTCTGATGCGTGTCCGTTTGACACTATGCTTTTTTTAGTGATCTCTACGCTTATCATATCTTTGTGCTGTTCACAGCCTGTTCTCTTGCCGCCTCGACTCTCTTTTCACCACTCGGATTGGCACTTATGTCTGTGTCAACTTCTCCCCCGGAAGGAACAGGCTGACCGCCTTCTGCGAGGATCATCTGTCCTATCTGGTCTGCGAGTCTCGGATCTGTCTGCTGTGCCAACTGTAATGCCAACTGTTCAAACTGCAACAGCTTCATCTGCAAGGTCTGATTCTCCTGAATCTTTGATATGACGAGATCCTTATGGTCGAAGTCCATGATCTCAAGACAAGCAAGTGCCTGATCTGCCATCTGCGGATTGAAGAATCCCTGTGCATAGAAGTTAAGAGCAAGTTCATTCATTTCCATTTTCTTGTAAGGACTTGCCTTCTCTGCCGTTACGTCTACATCAAACTCCGGGAGCCGAAGTCCGAGATCCATGCCGCCAACCATTTGAGGCTGTGCTTTTATGCCGGAATTATCAAAGGTTACAAATTCTTCGCTTCCGCTTGCATCGGGAGCAATGCGAAATACTCTCGGCTGTGTGTAAAACTGTCTGATCAACTCGATTATCTGATAAACCACATCCTTGTATGCTCTATAGAATTCTCTGTTCGTTGACCTTGCGTTCTTTCCGGCTGCTTCCTGAAGAGCAGCTATGGCTGAAGCTGCCGTTACCCCGGATGATGTTGTACCGTTATGTACGTCCTGATTCGATGTAGCCTGTTTGAGTTCATCCGTCTTCATGGTCATGAAGTTTACATATACGGAATCAAGAGGCTTGGTATCGATTGCTCTTATGTTCTGTTCATCAAGACCGCCCTGAACATGAACGATCTTTTTCTTGGGATCAAGGAATTCCTCTTCGTTGATTCCGGCATTCTCTCTTTCAAAATACCTTGCGGATGCCCCTTCCTTGGCATTGCCTATGATGGAGTCATTGAGTTCATCAATGTCCATCTGTGTGCCTCTTCCTATATCCGTTAAGCCGTATCCTATAAGGCTTCCCTTGATAGGATACAGGCTCATAACAACAAACGGATAGTTTCCATGATCGTAGAGTCCTCTCTCGGCTATGGACTCTCCAACAGGAACCTGTGTTACAACTCCTGTTATGGAATCTACTGTCTGCTGCATCGGAATCTCGGTTTCGTTCTCTGTGGCATAGAGAACAACGTCATTTACATATTTACAATACTGCAAGGTCTTTTTGCCGTTGTAATATGTGTGGTAATACCAATCGACCACCACGGATTTGTTGGAAGTGTCGATCCTATCGTCATATATATACTTGGCAACGGTGATCTTCTGACTGTCCAAGTGTCCTTCGGTCTGCGGATACATCTGCATCAATATGTCATTATCGACAAGTTCTGTTGTGAACACGTTCTGTGACTTCTGGATATCCGTTATTCCCGGCTCCCAGAACATTGAAAGAGCATCTATCTCTTTAACCGAAATATCTCCGAGTCCGTTGTGCTTCGTCTTGTCCCAGAAGATACCCTGAATGGAACCGCCCTGTTTGATCGTATACCATGCTATGTCCGAATATGTATCCTCATACTTGTTCTGCTCCAACACCACAGGAATGATGGACGAGAGCATCTTCGCCTGTCCTGTGTCATCCTTCTGGCGAGGCTTTACGTTGCAAGTGGGAAAGGAATCCATGACATCCGAGTATCTGCCCTGAATGCACATCCATAACCAAAGTGTGGATTTTACCTGTTCAAGATCCTTGTTGGGACCAAGCTGCCCCCACTGACGAAGCTTCCAAAACTGTTCATTGGCAATGATCTTCTTTTCAAGCATTGCCTTGCCTTCTTTGTACTTTCGAAGTGTCTCCGTAGCTTTTGCTATTTCATCGGAGCCGATCTTCTGCCCTTTTACTTCGGGAATAGGACTCATTCCCATCTCCCCTTTGGCGAGTGCTTCCGCAGCCAAAGGATGAGATGCCTGACTCACCATTCCTTCTCTGATTATTCCTTCCATGTGCTTTCTCCTTTTTATTTAAACTGATTGAGAGGATCATAATAAGGTTTCGTATTGCTTTTAATGTCTCTCGGTGGAATAGGTCGATACATACACATATATCTCATGCTGTCGCAGAAATGGTCCTCAAGATCTGAATCCATATCCTCTATTTTGTGTTCATCGAACATCATGAGTGGTATCGTTCTTATGGCATCCTTGCAAGTGTCAAAGAAGTAAATCTTTGGATGCCCATACTCATCAAACTTCATCCGTTCTCTCACTTGCATCCATCCGGGAATTCGGTCATTCACTCCCGGTTCAAAGTAGACTCCGTTCTTATCAGCCGTTTCAGCAGCAGATATTCCTCTGGAGCCATCCCATATGGACGGATCTGCCGGACCGTATATCTTCCTTCCCATGAGCCATTTGTGCGAGGATTCAATATTATGGATCTCTTTAAATTGTTCTTCATTGGACCATTTGAGTCCTTCGTTCGGCACTCCTGTGCATCCGTATAGCTGAAGGATAAGATAAAGATTATCATCAAAGTCTTGTGCCCACCAATCACAGGAGAACGGCTTTCCGTATCCCCAATCGTATGAGTGGTAGACCTTCCAATTCCTCGGTATGTCGAATGGCTTTATGACATGAGTATATGCCCCTTCTTTAAGTGCTTCTTCTACTGTCAGGTTGTTATCGGCACAAAGCTGCGGATCGGGAGTGACTCTGAATTCCTCAAAAAAGGCTCCTTCGAATACATCCCATCTTCCGTTAAGCCATGCCTCTCTTAAGACTCTGGGGAGACTCTCAAGAAATTTGACATAGTCAGGATCTTTCTCCATCAAGACCTTGTTATCCGTCACAAGACTCTGGATAAAAACATAATCATCGGGATTCTCATTGGTTTCAAACTTTCGGTCAATGA